GAAGCACAGTACGTACTATTAGTAATGCAGAAAACATTCTAGCAAAATTTACTGGTGAAGAAGTATTTCCTTCCGACTTTGCAATATATGATCTCAGTCAGTTTCTTAGTGGTATCTCATTATTCAATGATCCACAACTAGAGTTCACAACTTCTGATTTTGTGAACATTAAAGGTGGTCGTCAGTCTGCTAAGTATTACTTTTCGGATCCTGAGATTACGTTAAAGTCTGCACCAGAAAAGAATGTAAACTTTCCTGGTTCAGATATTCAATTCAGTTTAACTGAACAAGATCTGATTGCTTTACAGAAAGCATCTGCTGTTTATAGTTTACCTGACCTTACATTCTTTGCTGAAGAAGGTGCAGAAACTATTAAGATTATTCTTAGAGACAAAGAGAATGATACCAGCAATACTTACGATCTTACAGTTGCTGGTTCTACCACTGGCACCTTTACTCTTGATCTTAAGATTGAAAACATTAGAGTCTTACCTGGTGACTATAGTGTTAAGGTATCTAAGCATTTGATTTCTGAGTGGATTAACCAGAATGTTGACTTGACCTATTACATTGCCCTTGAACCAGTATGAGCAAAAAGTTTCTTTGGGTTGAAAAGTACCGACCAAAATTAACAGATGACTGTATACTCCCACAGACTATCAAGGATGCATTTAAAGGATTCGTCGCTCAAGGCGAATTACCTAATCTCTTACTTACTGGATCTGCTGGTGTGGGTAAGACCACCATTGCAAAAGCATTATGTGATGAGATAGGTGCATCTTACATTATGATCAATGGATCTGATGAGGGTCGTTTCCTTGATACTGTTAGAAACAGAGTCCGTCAGTTTGCCACAACAGTCTCATTGACTTCTGGTGCGTCCCACAAGGTCGTCATCATTGATGAGGCAGATAACACAACCAACGATGTTCAACTGTCTTTGAGGACTGCTGTGGAGGAGTTCCATAGTAATTGTAGGTTTATCTTTACATGCAACTTCAGTAATAAGATTATTGAACCATTGCATTCACGTTGTACTGTTGTTGATTTCAGGATCAAACCTGATCAGGCAATGAAACTACAAGGTCAATTCTTTGATCGTCTTAAAACTATTCTTACAACTGAAGATGTTAAATTTGAAGATAAAGTTCTGGCTAAACTTGTTAGGAGGTATTATCCTGATTGGCGCAGGCTTATCAATGAGTGTCAACGCTATGCTGCTAATGGCTCCATTGACTCAGCTATTCTCGTTGATGTTGCTGATGTTAATCTTGATTCTTTGCTTTCGTCGTTGAAGAAGAAAGAGTTTACTAATGTCAAGAACTGGGTAGTTCAACACATGGACAATGATCCTAGTATGGTGATGCGTAAGGTCTATGATAACATCTATAGTGTTATGAAACCTGCTTCAATCCCTGAAGCAGTTCTTATCATCGCCAAATATATGCGTGACATTGCTGTTGTTCCCGATCAGGAAATTAACATGCTTGCATGTCTAACCGAAATTATGATGAGTTGTGAATTCAAATGATTACTAAAGAAAAACTAAGAAACCAAGTGAAATCTAAATTCTATTACATCTTCTGGGGTGTAGCAACAGGAACAGTTCTACTAGGACAACTATATGTTGGTTCTGGTTATAGATCATTTGCCAGATCATTGAATAGAGTCTTTGATTCTATTGAAATTGAAGTTGGTAGAGATTTTGATCGACGAGGGTTATACTAATGCCATTTGCATATCATTTACCACCAATGCCACCTCATCAAGCAACGTTTGTTGAACATAGGGTTATGGTTCCTGTACATGAGCATGGTATGAAAGATGGAAAACCTTATAGTAAATCTTACTTTGTTCATCCTGAAATAAAGAATCCTTTTTATCAACCATTCTAATGAAACTAGAAACAGCAAAAAAATTGATATCTAATATCAGATTTGGTCAGACCAGAAATGCTGCTAGAAAGAATAAGGGTCAAGGTTTAACTGTCAAAGACATTGAACTTACTCCTGATGATTTGATCAGGAAGTTTCAAGATCAAGATGGTAAATGTCATTGGTCTGATATTGTTTTAGATGAAAGTTACAATTACATAACAAGACATCCATTAGCAATATCTGTAGATAGATTGGAGAATAAGAAAGGATACACATTTGATAATGTTGCTCTAACTCTTAGAGTGTTTAATTTAGGGAAAGCTTCTTACACAGGAGACTTCTCTCATGTAGTTCAAATCATTAAGGAATCTTGGAAATGAAAAAAACACGTTACTATCTGAAATTAGGAAAGTCAAAATCAACCTTTGGTAAGAATGAGATTAGAACTCAGATTGATGAAGAGTACAATGATGCTTACGTAGATCTAGACTTATGGTTCAAAGAATTTAGTTGGGAATTCATTGCGGCAAATAAGATAAAGATTTATATGGACAAAGAGTTGAATCAACTTTATTGTTATGAGAGACCAACTAAGTTCCTACAGAAAGAGTGGGGTCAATCTATGTACTCTATGCACTCACCAGACTTGATGATTGATTATGAGAAAGAGGTTGATCTTGAAGAAACTGTTACTAAACTCCCAAGTGACAATAAGTATTCTAATGGTATGAACTGGAAGAATGTAAACATCAAGGGTGCTAACTCTCGTTTACGTAAACCAACGACTAAATCAGCATCAAAGACTAAACCAAAGAAGGAACAAAAACAAGAACTTTATTATTACCCGAAGGAAAACAATGGCAATTGACAATTTATTTTCAACACCTTTATATTATTCCAATGTTGATAACTATGATGCTATTCAGGAAGAGGTTGCGGGATTAGTAGAAGAGAGTGAGTTTAAAACCAATCCAAATTGGGGTAACAATCACCAACTTTCTGATCCTAATTTTGTTGATAATCCTATCGATAGGATGCAGACTACAAAGAATGAAATCTTCAGGCATGTCGGTAATTTTCTTGAAGGAATTAAATTTCAAGAATCAGTGGATTATGATGGTCAAGCAAACTACGTTATTGCTGCTTCATGGCTTTCTAGATTTGGTAAAGGTCAATACGCACATGTTCATTCTCATGCCCACCATGAAATTGCTGGTGTTTATTATCATAAGGTAAAGGGAGATCAAGGTCAGTTTTTTATTGAGTGTCCTGTACCACAACAGATAAACTCTTTTATACTTCATCATAAATCACAGAGTATGAGGATTACTCCTCAACCAGGTATGATTATGTTGTTTCCTGGATTCCTTAATCATGGGGTCTATGCAAATCAGACAGATGATGATAGAATAAGTTTATCTTTTAATATTAGTTTCCAGAAACCTTATTTTAGATGAGTATCAAATCCTTAAAGACCCCACTACGTTATCCTGGTGGTAAAAGTAGAGCAGTAGTAAAGTTACTACAGTATCTTCCAGACCTTTCTAATGTAAGAGAGTTTCGTGAACCCTTTCTAGGTGGTGGGTCTGTATCATTGGAAATTACAAAGAGGTATCCTCATATTGAGGTATGGGTCAATGATCTATATGAACCTCTTCATAATTTCTGGTGTGAACTACAACATAATGGTGAAGATCTACAGAAAGAATTGTTGGGTCTTAAGGCAGTACATTGCAACCAAGACTCAGCAAGATGTTTGTTTCTAGAAATGAAGGATGTTATTAATGACAAAGAAAAATCTAACCTTGCTCGTGCCGTCGCTTTTTATATCGTTAATAAGTGTAGCTTCAGTGGTCTCACTGAGTCTTCATCATTTTCTGCACAGGCATCAGACTCCAACTTCTCAGTACGTGGCATTGAGAAACTTACAGGATATCAAGAATTGATACAGAGTTGGACAATAACAAATCTTTCTTATGAGAGAATGCTAACTGATGAGAAAGATGTATTCTCATACTTAGACCCTCCTTATGATATTAAGGATAATCTTTATGGTAAGAAAGGTGATATGCATAAAAGATTTGATCATGATCACTTTGCTTCTGATTGTGATACCTTTACATCTCCTATGCTAATATCATATAATAGTTCCCAACTTGTCAAGGATCGTTTCAAGGAGTGGTCAGTTGGAGAATTT